TGACGTTTGGTAAATCGCGTTCCAGACGGTCGCCAGCGTTCCACCATTGTTGACGATCACGCGGTTGACGCTAAACAGCGTGCCCGCGTCGCCACGGGCAAACAGCTGACCGTCCTTGTCGATCTCTTTCAGCGTGCCGCTGTCGTTAACGAAAATGGACATTTTTTTAGCCTGTTACATACCAGACGTGACCATCGGGGTACCCGGTCGCGTTCGATGGCGCTGTGGAAACGATGCTCTGCGTGCCAACGTCGCGAGAGTCAATGGTTGCTGCGGCCATAGCAGTGGTGCCGGTAAGGTGCAAATCCACCAAGCTGTCCGTTACTGCTGCGCCAGAACCCGCTCCGTCGAGATGTACGACCTTCACCGACCCGTTGGGGATCGTGACGTTCGCACCAGAGCCTTGACTGATATTGATGCTTTGACTGCCCGTGGTGGCGTTCTCGATCACGTAGACCTTGCTGATCGTGTTAGGGCCAATCGTTACCGTGCGAGTAGCTGTTAACGAGGCGCTGCTGGTAATCTTCAAATACAGGCTGCGTGCCTCGTCGGTTGACGATCCGTCATCAGCCAGCGTGATCGCTGTATCAGCGTCGCTGGCCATGTCTTCAGTGCCCGAGCCAAACGCTGACGCGATATTGGTGATCGTATAATTAAGTAAATCGCCCCACTGATTTGAGTTAGCGCCCGCCTCTTGGAGTCGCAAGCGAAGGTCGTTAGTGAATGTGTCAGCCATGATTTTTCCTTTGTCTTATGCCGCTCTTGTCGGTTGGTCTGTCCAGCTGGTTGCCGCTAAGTTTTCTTTTTCCCACTTCAGTCTTGCCGTTGCCGTGACCGCGCTGACTGCATTTTTGCTCGCAGCTGCCAGTGCAATCCGCTCAGCACTTGCCGTAGTGGTTGCAGTCGCAGGGCCAAGGGAGATTGCGTTCGCTTGCTTCTGTGGCGCGATGGCCAGAGCGCCTTGAGCAGCCAGTGAAGCACTGCCAATAGCAACTCGTAGGCCGCTCGACGTGCCCGCGCTGCTTGCAGCTGTTGACGCGGCAGCAACAATCGCAATGACTGCCGTACACGAACCAGAAGCTGTCGAAGCTCCAGCTGCGCTTCCGTTCTGCACTCGGACACCGACTGCGGTGCCTGTGCTAGTGCCTGACGCAGACGCTGCAGCGCCAGACGTGAAATTTGCAGAGCCTGCAAAGGCCGAGGTCGCCGGGGCAGCAGCTGATCCATCCTTGACGATTTCAGCAGCTGCTGTGCTCGCCGAGCTTGACGATGCAGCCGATTGGCCAAGTCTGAGGAACCCGCCAAGGGCGCTTGAACCAGACGACGCGCTGCCTGCAGCGCTTGCCGCGAAAGTTGTGACAGCACTGCAGGAACCCACAGCAGCAGCACTGACAGTTGCCGCACCGAGGTGTACAAGCTCCGCGCTGACGCTGCCAGCGGCAGAAGCCGCGCTCGCAGCCGCCGCATCAATGTAGCTCCACTCACCATACCTGCCTGCGTTCCAGCGGCCATTGCCGTAGCCCTGACTCACGTCTAGTCGAGCGTGATGTCTAGGTCGTTTGCGGGAATGCGAAAGACGTCACCGATGCCGATGGTCTTGTTCGCAGTCAAAGCCGCATAGGCCAGCTGGTTCCCACTCGAGGCAGCATCGAGCACCGCAACAGCCACTACTGTGCCGTACGCTGCAGTTGCTGTTGGAAACTCAACGGCGTTTGTGTTCGTTGCCAGATTTCCTGACGTCGTGAACGCGCAGCTTTGTCTGGCATAGCCGCCGCCGGTCACTTCTGTACCTGCTGAGCCATCAGCTGGCGCAACTGTGTAAAGAGCGACATAGACAGTGCCGGGAGTAGTGAAAGCTGTGTTCGAGAACGTGTGTTCCAACAGTTTTGTTTCGAGATAGTTTGTAAAAGCCATATTTCATTGCAGCGGTGCTGCCCTCATTCTGACGCTGGACTGCCCCTGCGTGCGTTGATCGGAGATGGTTAGGTCATCTATGCCTTTCTGGTACAGCCCAGCCCAAACGCCGAGGCGCTGGTCATCTACCAAATATGGCGCGCTCTGCATGAGCGATCCGTATAGGTAGATGTCGGGGTGAGCAGCCAGAAGCCAGTTACTTGTGTTGGTATCGCTTAGCGGAGGGATCTTTGCGTAATAGACCAGTTCAGCGGTATAGGACGTTGAGTCCGGTACCGGGTAGACCTGAATCTCATCACCAACGTGCGTGTAGCACTGTGGCTTGCCGCCTGCGACGTTTGTGGATTTCTTGCGATTCATTTCCTCGGCGGTGACATAGTCCAGCTGTGTTACTGGCGTCGTTTCCAAGATCAAACTTACGCTTTGAATCCAATCGGCAGGCGTCGCTGAGTATTCGCTGTCAATCGTTGCCTGCGCCCTTTCGATCATGTCTCTGTGACGTATCGTTCGATTCATCTGCGCTTCAGCGAGCGAAATGAAAGATTCAATCGCAGACGTTAAGTCGGATCGATTCAACCAATCGCTAATACTGCTTTGCAGAGTTGCGTAGGTGTTGATAGCCATCAGATACGCGAATCCCTAGTACGGAAGGCGCGGTTGTCTGGATCGTTAAGCCATGCGCGCATGGCCTTCTGATCGTCAACAATCCCTCGACGCTTCAAGTCGTAGTAGATGCTAAGCGGTATCGACGCGACTTTGCTGAACTCGCCATGCTTGTGGTGCCGGTCGATCTCGTTGCGCGCAATC